ACTTCTCAATGAACTCTTCATCTCGCCAGAACCGGATGATTACCGGTTTTAATCCTCTGCTGTAGCTCACTAAATCCCACCACTTTCGCTCACAAACATATAGACATCCCTGAACTTGTTGGTAATGTTCAGATTCTGGCCAGCCTTTAAGCAATCTCGCTACCTGTATATGGTCTTCCGCATTTTTTGTTTCAAATCCTCCATCCGTTCCGATGAGTCCATCTGGCGAGGCGTGGAAGAGTTTCTCTTCATTGAGATAAACTATCCCGACCTGTCGAACATCATAACCGGTCATTAGTTCATACAATTTACGGGATTCATCCTCACGATCATTCCCTTTTTTCATATACTCATTTTTATATGATTTTTCTTTAAAGCCTTTTATAGTTTCCCCAGCCAGTTTGTAAATAAACTTTTCTCTTACTGTTTTACCGGTCGGTTCTCCCTTGGAAGTGACGATATATTTAAATTCACTCGCCCCTATGTTTCCTACCCTCAATGCGTGCCATTCGGGACGGCCTTGCTCTATGTCATCAATTATTATCGGCATTATGCGTCCCCCCTCTCTTGTCTTCCTTTCGCAGCCCTACATGCAGCCAGGGCAACATTGTATTTATCCGCCGGTATCGTTTCCAGAGACTCAGCCTTCATATAAGCCAAGAACTTGGCTTCATCTATACTTTTCGCGTTGATGAAGTCCGTGATGGTTGAGAGTTGCTCTTCGTCCAGGAAGTTGAACTCCCCGCCAACACTATTGGCGTCATCATCCATATCTTTTGCCGCTAACCCAGTTAAGGCGAGGAGCGTATATCGCTCCAAATAAGAGATACTGCTACCGATAGCCTGGATAGGATTTTTCGAGCCAGACAGGTCTGGCGATGCTGTGAGGGTGGTTTCTTCGCTATACCCCATAGCATGGGTTATTCTACAGGTAACGCTTATTAGCCCATCTGTCTGTTTAGTTTCCCAGGCGGCAGATAACCCCTGTTCGCTTAACTTTTTATTTACCTTTTTCGATACATCTGCCAAATCAGCACAAAAGTATTCTGCTACCCCTTTAGAGGTTGGATACTTAACATGCTTGATCTTCTCTATCTCTGGCGGATCTGCCTTAAAGTTCGCCATTGCTTGAACATACGCTTTTTTTGCTTCCCTTTCCTCCCACCTAATCTTAAGCTCCATGAATTTTTCCAGTTGTTCCAGTGAAGCTCCCTTCTCTATCGCCAGGTCTAATACTGTAGCTGGCGTTGTTTCCTTTTGTATAACTTCGTATTGTGCTCTGTCTTCCATAATCTCTCCTCCCTTTCTAAATAAATGGTCTATACTCTTTTCCTGTTAAGCTCCTGTGCAACTCTTGAAGGGAATTAACTGTTAGTATCGCTCTCTCTATTGCGATCTCCAGTAACCGAAATTCATGTTCCTCTTTGGTCATCTTGTCCCCATTCCTCAACCTTGGCAATTTCTCGGTAAAAGTTATAGTTCCTCGCAAATCTTCCTCTGATAAGTATACCTTTTCCCCTTCTTTCATAGTTTTTCTCCTCCTACGTTTTTCAGAGCGTTGGTAACTTCCTCTGCCTCTGCTTTGTATTTCTGCTCCCAGAAATAATCCTCTTCATCCTTTTCCTCTACCGGAGAATCACAGCAGTCGGAGAAGTCTCCAAACCGCCGGTCATCCCCGGGACAACCCCAAAACTCATAGCCTCCTATGCCTATCTCTTCACTATGGGTCTGGCACTCCTTACCGCATTCACTACAGATTAGCATCTTTTTCCCCTTCATCTATTTGGTATTCTGTCCACTTTCCAATCGTCTCCCAAACCCAATCAGGAACTTGGCCTCCAACACGATAGGCTATATCCAGCCTTTCATGCGCCTTTACCACTTTTTTCAGGAGATTGTTTTCTTTCTTTAGTTTCTCTACTTCTCCTATTCCCATTAACTTCTTTAGTGTTTCATCCATGCTTTTCCTCCTATCCCATACCAAAGACAAAATTCTTGGTATGTTAGCCTCACCCAACCTGTTTCTATTCGAGGTTTCCACTCAACAGCATAATGCCAACCATTATGCTCAAACAAATGCCTGCTGCTTCTCTCCCATCCGACGGCAGGCGGAAGTGCCTCTTTTTCCCTCGCAAGAAACGGTTTTAGTTTTACATACACCGGATATGCTGTTTCTACAGTTAACTGCGTATCGGGTGGGGTTTTTACTCTTGAGTGATTATATCCTGGCTTCCAATGAAGCTGGTCTTTTGCCTCTTGAAACTTCATGATTTCTCCCTCCTTTTTGGATAAAAATAGTTATTGTAATAGGCAGTTCAACTTCAGGCTTTATATAAATAGCTCCACTTATTTCTGATTCTGTGTTGCCTATTATATACCGCTTTCGCTTTCCCGTAGCACTTTTATCTAACTGAACAAGAATTTTTCTTTCTTCCATCTTCTCCTCCTTTTTAAGTTTGATTGAACCTTACCCTAAATAATTTCATTTGTCAAGTCTTTTTTTTATATATTTTTAGTTTTTTTCGTTAACCTATGTAATGTCGAATGTTCGGGTACTAAAAAAACCCTTGACTTTTTTAATTATGTAATATATTATGTTGACATGAAGATAAATACTAAGAAAATAAAACAGGAGTTGAAGAGGAATCGATGGACTTTGGAAGAGTTTGCAAATAAATTCACTCCGAAGCAAACTCGACAGGGTGCATGGTATCTTATCCGTCATGCAAAAAACCTCAGAAGCATTGAAAAAATAGCCAAAGTACTGGATATTGATCCGAAAGATTTACTGAAGTAGGAGGGAAGAATTGAGCTACAAGCTACGCATATTATCTCTTGGCGCCGGAGTGCAGTCATCAACGATTTTGCTCATGGCTTGCAAGGGGCTTCTCCCCAAGCCCGATGCGGCTATTTTCGCAGATACCGGATGGGAAACAAATGCTACCTATCAGCACCTCGAATGGCTGAAAGTTGAAGCAGGGAGGCATGGAATATCGGTTGAAGTAGTTAGAAATAATAAGGAGAGTATCCAGGCGTGTTATAATTGGCGCGGTCAAAAATGTATTTCGATGCCAATATTTACCGTTAATACATGTTCGGGGAAAAAAGGTATGCTGAGAAGACAGTGTACTTCAGATTATAAAATTGTACCCATAAAGAAACAAATCAGAAAAATGCTTGGGTTAAAGCCACGTCAATGGGCACCCAAAGATTGTGTCGAACAGTGGATAGGTATTTCTACAGACGAAGCGCAGCGGGCGTGGACGGCAAATAGAGAAAGAATGTCAGTATTCCGATTTCCGCTTTTGCACTGGAACCCCATGTCACGAATGGATTGTCAGAAATGGCTGTATAACAATTATAACATTATTGTACCTAAGAGTTCTTGTATTGGGTGTCCTTTCCATTCACAATCTGAATGGCAAAATTTAACTGATGAAGAATTAAAGGAGGCTTGTAGTTTTGATGAATATATACGACAAAAAGGTGGTAGTTATGGAGAATTATTTCTTCATCGGTCTTGTATGCCGTTGTCTGAGGTAGATTTTAGGACGCCAGAGGAGCGGGGGCAACAAGTTTTTGACTTTTATAAGGATCAAAAACTAAATATATTCCTTAACAATAGTTCGATTATTACTCAGGAGTAAGTATGCCAAAAAAACGATGCTCAAAATGCGGCTTGCAGAAAAATATGAACGAGTTTTTTGCTGACAAGCAGGTCAAGAATGGCAAGTCGTATTATTGTAAGGCTTGTTCAAGGGAAACTTTTCAAAGCTGGTACGCGAAAAAGAAAGAAAAAGAAAATAGAACATATCTGAAACAACTAAATAGGTTCTTGGCACAGTTGCAAACACACCTGAAAACTCACAGAATAGTGCCAAAAAAGCAAACCAAGAAAGAATACCAGTTGTGGCTCAAGTCTGAGGCAGGTCAGCAAGTTTTAGGCCGTTTTGCAAGTTTTGAAGATGAAATGCAGAATGAAACACATTGGATGGAGGAAGCGTGAAAATAGAATGGCAAAAAATATCAACTGAAGAATTTTTCGCCACTGTGGGGCAATTAGACGTTTTTCCTGAATTTGTGACAGAAAAATATCCATACACAAGTATCTGGAAGACACGTCAAGGGGTAGTTAAAGGAAAAAGTGTCGGAATAGAAAACGGGGGACATCAATATTACATACCAGCAAAGGAGGGGGAATGGCGAGGCTGCTATTGATCATATTTTTTATTCTGCTGCCGACCGCTGCCGGCAGTGGTTACCCGCATTCGTTCACCAATTGGCAGGACTATGCGCGGTATTGGAGTATTCGGCAATACCACGGGAGTGTTGCTGTGTGCGAAGATTTCACGCATTTCATTGACGAACGAGGACAAATCTGCCGAAATAATGGGAGGTGGTGAATCATGCGAATTAAGCTCGACAAAGCAGATATCGTATTTTCTAAATACATTCGCCTGCGAGATAGGAAATGTGTTAGATGTGGATCGCCGGTAAGGTTCAATGAAAAAGGGGATCCGGCTAGCCATCAGGCGTCACATTATTTTGGCAGGGGGAGAGAAAATACCCGCTACGATCCCGAAAATGTGGATTGTGTTTGTATGGGTTGTCATAGAATATGGGGCAGTGACGACAAAGAGGGCTATCGCCGTTTCAAAATTGAGCAGTTAGGGCAAAAAGGCTTTGAGCTATTGGCTCTCAGGGCAAGTACGTACAGAAAGAAAGACAGGAAAATGGCGTTGCTGATAAGTGAATTTTTGTTGAAAGAATTAAGAAAGGAGAAGGAGCAGTCATGAATGTAGAAGACATACTGGAGGTATGGCTGACGGAGCACGGTTATGATGGCCTATGTAATCCCGAGGAAGAATGCGGTTGCAAGATTGGCGACCTGATAACTTGCCATTCGTACTGCGGATATTGCAAGCCGGGGTATCTACATGTGGACGGGGGGATATATTCCCAAAAGGAGACGAAACGAGTTAGTTTCAAAGAAAATATCCATAAACTGCAAATTAAAAACTTGGAGAAAAAGAGAAAACAGAAGTTAGTCGTACCAACACCTCCTCCTCGCTACGATAAGGTATATTTCGAGGGGTTGGAGTGGCTTGATTCGCTCGTAGAGAAGGCGCGATGAACGAAAGAGTCAAATGCAATTTTATAAAATGTTTCGCCGGAATGGGAGTTGCCGGCAATAGGCATTGTTTTCTTGGCGGCGATCCTCAAGACCCGAATTGTCCGAAATTTAAAGACGAAGAAGAGGCGTTGGAAGAGTGGCGGCTAAGAGAAAAAATCTCTTGACTTATGAGAAATCGCTGGTATAGTAGGAGTAGAGGTTGGAATCAATGACGGAAAATCAATTAACTATTAGAGCGCACTCCGGTTATGGAAGAGATTCCATTGGCAGACCGTCATCTGCCCAACCTCGCCTGGAGTGCGCTTTTTTATGGAGGGGTGATTATGAAAGTTAGTGAAATAATATTTAGAGAAGACTTATATCCACGTTTTGAACCAAATCACCAAGCTATTCAGAGATACTCGGAAGCTATTGAATATTTGCCGCCAATTAAAATCAATCAAAACAATATTTTGATAGATGGATTCCATAGATGGAAAGCACATAAGTTAATAAAATCCGAAGATATAAAAGTTGAGATTACAAAAACATCAAGCGAACAAGAATTGAAAATAATGGCCTATAGGCTTAATTCTGTACACGGGCTACAATTAACTTTGGATGAAAAAAAGAAGTTTGCCAGGGAGATGTATGGGGTAATCAGTGAGCAGGAAATAGCAAACACAATATCAGTTGGCAAGAGTTCTGTTTATAATTGGACAACTACACAACGAGAAAACGCCCAAAAAGAGTTAGAGCGCAAGGCTTTGGAGATGTATTTAAGGGCATGGAATACACAGGAAAGCATTGCTGAGGAGTTGGGGGTAACGCAACAAACAGTTTCTAATATTCTTACCAAAAATTCCACAGATGTAAAAATTAGTAAAGACTTCAAACCCTACCTTTACAATATCTGGAATCTTCATAAGGCAGAAAAAGACACTTCTCACTTTGGCCATTTCCCACAAATCTTTATGGACAATCTTCTTTATTACCACACGCAACCTTGGGATATTATATACGATCCTTTCGCCGGCGATGGCACAACTGTTGATTCCTGTAAAGATATGTTCAGGCGTTATTATTGTTCTGATAAAAATGTTAAGCCGGGAAGAGAGAGAGATATAAGGCAATGGGATGTAACAGAAGGACTGCCAAGTGATTTGCGGAAACCAGATTTATTGTTTTTAGATCCCCCATATTGGAAGCTGGCCAAGAAGGAATATTCTGAAGACGCGTCGGATTTAGGGAATATGACATTTGAAAAATTTAAAGAAACCATAAATAATTTTGTAGCGTTTTTGGTGAATAAAAAGGTAATACACATAGCATATCTCATAAGACCAATTTATGATGATGGATTTGAATGGCGTGATCCTATTTTTGAATTACATGAGGCTTTAAAAAATAAATATCAAATCGAAAATAGATATGTGATTCCTTATTCAACACAGCAATACTCTGCATTGTGGGTTGATAGGGCAAAAAAAGCTAATAAATGTTTAATCCTCAATAGAGAACTTGTTGTGTGGAGGTGTCATGGGTAAATATAAAAATTCTGACATTCACCAGAAATATAGTGATTGGCATTGGCAACTTATAAAGAAAGATGAAAAATATAAACGGCTCTATGTCGCCGATATTGATCGCTTATGGATAGAATATAATTTTAATGTAAAAGCTGTTGTTGCAATAATGGATATAAAATATTCTGATTCAAGTAGGGCTGATGGCATAACAGCGACCGAAAAAGGAATTTATGATGATTTTGAATCCAAAAAATATCCTGTTTATATTGTTTTCGTAAATCATACATTTACTGAATTTAAAGTACAAAGATATATCTCAGGTGAAAGTAAAATATTTAATGGAATTGAATATGCAGATTGGTTATTATCTTTACGTAGGACAAGGGTTAAATCATCTTGACTTATGAGAAATCGCTGTTATAGTAGGGGTTGAGGGAAAAAATGCTACGTAATATAAACTCAAAAATTAAGAGGGATTCATTAAGGGTCTGTGGTAGGCAACTCCACAGCGGGAGTAGCATCCCGTTCCCCCCCTTAATGAGTCCCTTTTTGCGTTTGAGGTGATAATGAGTGAATATCTACAAATTAAAAACTGGTCAGAATATCAGCATTATAAAAAGAGGAATCCCCCTTGGATAAAAATGCACGTGAGGATATTAAATGATCGTGATTTTATGTCGCTATCACTTGCAAGCAAAGGCTTGCTTATGCTCCTATGGATATTAGGGTCTGAGAACAATGGGAAAGTACCAAATGATATTAAAGAAATGAACTTCCGTTTGAGGGACACTAATATAAAACAGAAAGATATTGACGTATTGATTGAACAGGGTTTTTTAATTAAATGCGATTAAACGTGCAAGCAGTTGCAAGCAGTTGCAAGCAAAGGCTTGCTCTATAGACAGAGACAGAGACAGAGGCAGAGACCTTACCAAGGAAAGAACTCTATATATACTCTATCTCTAGTTGTTCTAGGTAGGTGGCGGGTTAGCGAAATTTGGCGTTCTAAAACTCTCAACTGGTAAGGCTTCCCGAGAATCGAGGGTTGAGAGTGTTAATAATAATGCTACGTTACAAATTTCAGGAATTCTTTTTCTGGAAAGGGGATTTGAAATGGTCTTGAGGGACTATCAATTAGACACAATAGAGAGAGTGAGGCGATCAATCCGCGCTGGCAATAGAAGCATAATAATTCAGGCCAATTGTGGAGCAGGTAAGACAATTATGGCTGCACACATCATCAAGAATGCTCTTGGTAAGGATAAGAAAGTTGTTTTTTTGGTGCACTACAGGCAACTGGCATATCAGGCGATGGAGAGATTCACTGATTTTGGGATGGGGGATGAAGTCGGATATATCATGGCAGGAAATGAATCACATCTAAGCAGGCCAGTGCAGATAATATCGGTGCAGACGTATGGAAGGAGGCTTGCTTTAGATGACATTGCATTTAACACGTGGTTCAAAGCAGCAGACATTCTAATCTACGACGAAGCACACGCAAGCCTTGCTCCGACACGAAAGGAAATCATAAACCTGTATAAGCAAAATGCTATTGTATTAGGGTTGACTGCAACGCCATGCCGTTCAGATGGGAGGCCTTTGGGTGATTTGTATGACGACATAGTATGTTCCTCTGGGGTTAGTGAACTTATAGACCTTGGGTTCTTAGTTCCCATGAGATATTTTGGAGCGAAAAATTATCCGGACTTAACGAACATGGGAGCGGATGTTATGGGTGATTACAACCAAAAAGTTCTTGGTAAGAGGGTAAACAAGCCAAAGTTAGTTGGTGATATATTAGAAAACTGGTTAAAGATAGCGCAAGACAGGCCAACGGTTATTTTTGCAACAGACGTAAAACACAGTATTAAAATACAAGAAGTTTTCCAAAGTAAAGGTATAACGATAGAACATGTAGATGCCAGGACTCCGACAGAAGAAAGAGTTGATATTTTGGAAAGATTTAAAGCCGGCGACATAAGGGTTGTGACAAATTGCAATGTGTTTTCGGAAGGCGCTGATTTTCCCTGGGCAAGCTGTGTCGTCATAGCTAAGCCCACGAAATCCCTGGCACGCTATATCCAAATGGCAGGCCGGGGCTTGAGGCCATACGAAGAAAAAGAAAGCTGTTTGCTTATTGATCATGCCGGGGTTATAGAGCAACACGGTTTTTTAGAAGAAGAAGTTGAATGGAGTTTGGACGGGCAAGACAAGGCTTGGGTTAAGCCGGAAAGGAAAAGCTCAAAAAAATTAGTTATGTGCAAAGCATGTGGGCTTGTATTTGAGGGATCAAATACTTGTCCAGATTGTGGAACTGCCGTAAGGACATTCGGGAAAAAGGTTGAAACAGTTGAGGCAGAATTGGAAGAAATCACAGCGAAGAAACAGAGAAAAATGAACAAAGAGATGTCCTGGACACAGAAAAGGCAATTTGCTGGAGCTTTGACCTGGCATGCGCAACAGAAAGGGTATAAGAAAGGCTGGATCGCTCACGCTTATAAGAGCCACATGGGCGTGTGGCCAAACGATAAGCGTGTAAAAAATATTCCGCCTATCAAGCCGGAAGGCGAGATAAAGAATTTATTGACATATATCTTGATCAAAAAATCCAGAGAATACAAAAAGACGAGGGAAGCATGAACGACATAAAAGAAGAGACGAGAGGCCGATGGCCTGGGATTTATGCTGCACTAGGTATAGACGTTGGCAAAAGCGGCCGCCATTGTCCATGCCCTATATGCCAAGGCCGTGACCGCTTTCGTATGGATGACAAGGATGGCACTGGAAGCTGGTTTTGCAATCAATGTTCTCCACAATCCGGTGATGGAATGAGCCTCGTTATGAAAGTTTTGAATCTTGACTTCAAGGAAGCAGTAAAAGAGGTCAGGAAGATAATAGGAGCGTGCAACGTATCAAAACCACAACCAGAAGCGAAAGTATCACGGGAACTGTTGCGGAAAATATATATAGAATCAAAGCCAATCCAGGAAGGTGATCCGGTAGTAAAATATCTACGAAACAGGGGATTAAGCGTGATGTCTGATAAATTGCGCTATCATCCGGAGTGCTATGAACCGGAAACACACACTAAAATGCCCGCCATGCTTGCGACATATATGCTGTCAGACGATACAGCAGTCACAATTCACAGAACATTCATCACTTTGGACGGGAAAAAAGCCAATATAAAAAGCCCTAAAAAAATATTGCCTGCACTTCAAAAAATGACA